GATCTCACAGATCTGAAACCGGTTATTTTTGGACCATCTATTCGTGTGTGGGATGCTCTGCGCTCCTCATTTTCACTGCCCTACATTTTCACGCCGCACGAGTTTGAAGGGCATCTGTATGTGGACGGTGCAGTCTTATGCCAGAACATTATGAATGCTATTCCAGTCGACTTGCGATCTCAAACCCTGCTTCTCATGACCTCAAATGGCAGAGAGATCAATGCGACAAACTACCTTTCGAGGGTTCCGTTCTGTCGCACGATCAAAGAGACATACGATATTCATCGCAAGTATCCTCAGAATACCTGTTTGCTGGTGGAATCGGAATCAAGTATGTTCAGTCTCTACGAATCGACAAAGATTATTCAGCATCTACTCCTTGTCGGTCGGTCCGCCTACCGGGAGTTCAGAGCCGAGCGCCTTTGTGAGGAACTCACGGAGAACGGAGACAGTGGGGGGACCTAGATACTCATACGTTTTTGTGGTCGTCTGAAGCTTGTACGAAGGGTACGAATCCACCTTGAACTGCGAACAGGTCTTGCGATCGCGCTCGCAGTCGACATGTTGAATATCGACTTTCTTTCCTCCGTACGTGTACTCCTGAAGAATCGTTTCCAGACTCTTGATCGTCGGCTGGGCTTCCTGCGAATACGGGCACCAGTTCGTATAAAAGAAGAGGAGGTGGGCTTTGTCGGTAGGAATATTCAAATCAGACGGAGTCTCGGTCTCAAGAATGCTGCGAGATGCCGGGGGAAATCCACGGACGATCCAGTACAGACCCACAAAGGTGATCAAGAGAACAAGAGTAAATCCTCCAGCCAGAAGTCCAGTTTTCATGAACTCTGAGTTCATTTGGGATACAACAGAGAGGTTATTTTCCGTTCGCGAGCATACCATTCACGATACGATTGGAGGACAGGAGTACCAGACGCCAAGGACCACATGATAGCATGTGTTTGGCGCTCGGGTTCACCTGCTTTGGGGGAAACGGTATACCACTTACCGTTCAAGCGGAACATTTATATAGGTACTCCTGCTACCTGTAAATTTACAGGCGGGCGGGAAAACCTACTAAATTAGCGCCAATACCGAATCCGGCACCCGTGCGCGCGGACGAGCCGACAGACGGGGCGTAGATGTCGAGGATGGCGAAGACCGCGAGCGCCGTCAGGGCGATCGTGCCGATCTCGTCAACGCGGAGCTTCTTGCCCGGGAGCAGGTAGCACGCCACGGCGACGGCGAGACCCTCGAGGGCGTACTTGACCAGGCGCTTCACTAGGTCGGCAACATCAATTCCCATAGAGGGGGCGGGGGGTGCAGCGGGGGTGGCCATCTTGGTTTATACTTCATGAAGGAGAAATTTTCAATTATCGGTGTAGGCGAAGAGGAAGAGAGTCACCAGACTCATGCCGATGGCAACCCAACGCAGTCCCTGAATCGATTCCTTGAACACCAAAATGCCAGATAGGGTAACCAGGACATCAGACGCGAGGTTCCAGATAAGATTTGTGACGGTCATGTTCTCAAAATTCATGGCGATCATAAACAGGTAGGGCTGCACAGAATACACAAGCGTAGCTACTGTGAGTCCGACGCCGTACGATAGAGTGCCTAGCTTCACAAACTTGGCAGTGAACATCATGACGACGTCAATGGCTGCCATGACAACTCCAAAAAGAATCGGAAGGAAGGAGAATCCTCCAATCTTCCAATCTGATTTTTTTAGCATTTGATTGAAGTCAATATTTACTTTCCAGCAACCATCTTCCACACCGCCTTGTGGGTGAGCCACCAGACGCCAGCGAAGACCGCAGCGTGGGTGAGGGCGACCGTCGTCTTGGAGCCGCCGGCGGGCAGCGACAGGAACACGCCGGGGGTGAGGACAAAGAAGAGCACCGCCGCATAGAGAGCCATCCACATCATTTTGGTTTGTATACCTGCGGGAAAAAAGTATTTTAACGAGTGAGGGTCAATAGTATAAATGAGTTCTAAGAAGGTTGAGCTGCCCGTACACGATGAGGATGGTGTTGTCGACTACCTCGATGAGGACCCCGAGCTCCCCAACCAGCGCTACTGCATTGTCTCCTTCCTCTCGCCCGAGAAGGTCATCGCCAAGAAGCAGGATTACTTCTTCCAGAAGTTCATCCAGTGGATGGACTACGACTGGAAGGTCAAGGGGCTCGAGAACTTCGTCGCCTACATCTCGAAGAAGTACGAGCTCAAGATTGAGGATGTCATGAAGGATGTCCACGAGTTCGAGAAGGTTCACCGCCAGGCTGTCAAGAGCACGGATGTTCCGGAGCAGTACCAGGTGTTCCTCCTCAAGCACGAGAAGGAGGTTCAGGAGTCGTATGACCGCGAGAACAACTTCCAGTGCAATGTTCGTGGTGTGAAGGTCCGCCGTGCCTTCCCTTCGTACGAGGAGGCGCAGCTGTGGTGCAAGGTTCTCCAGCGTAAGTACCCGAAGGACAATCTCATGATCGGTCGTATGGGCTGCTGGCTGCCGTGGGAACCGTCTGAGCACCTGATGGAGAATGTGGAGTACGCGAACTCCCAGCTCAACGAGATCATGCGCAAGTACAAGGAGAACGAGGCGAATCGCGAGCTCTTCTTTGCTGAGGAGCGCGAGAACTCCATTAAGGCACAGAAGGAGGAGAACGCTAAGCGCCGTGCGGAACAGAATCAGCTGGCGGATCTCGGAAAGCCGATTCACCCGACGGAGGGCGCCATGCGAGACTAAATAATTAAGTACCGCCCTTCTTGACCCAGACAGACGGACCTTTACGATTGTTGAGGGCGTCGGGGTTGTACTCGTTGGATGCTAACATTGTTGACATAAAGGGCTTGTTGTCCACCCAGAGCGAATCCGCACACATATGAAATGGCGGATGGTCGCTCGCCTTGTACCAGAACACTTGGTCTTCCAATTTATTCGATGGCGATGAATTGCAGATCACAAGGCACTCATAATTTTCTGTACACTGGTCCATGAACTGGCAGAACATTTCAAACGTGGGAAACATACCTGCGTAATTCTCGTAGATACGACGGCGGTTACCAAGAATATTCTCGCGCAGAATGAAGACGAAATCGACGTTCGTGCGAAGATTGGGGGTAATGCCGAGAGGGTACTGCATTGTAATCATTGTGGACAGGTCAACGTGACGACCGTTCATGAACACGTATCGTGTCGACTCCTCTTTAATCCACGATGAATCGTAGAGACAGTCATCAAGAATCAAGAATGCGCGAGGATCTACATTTGATCCACCTCCACCTGCTCCCCGCTGCTGTTTAAGAGCAAGTTGACGACGAATCACGTTCATGATAATTTCAGGTTTGTACTTGTCATGAATGAGTTTGGAGGGAACCATATCTTGAAAGAAACGATTCGCGACTTCCGTTCCCGAAATCACGGTTCCAATCGGGAACGCGTCCTGATTGTGAAACAGAAGATCACGGACCAAGAATGACTTTCCAGTATCTTTCTTCCCGATAATCACGATCATAGGTGATTTATGAGAATCAGGGGCGCATCTCTGCTTGATCATCTCTACATTGAAGCGTTTGATATTGAAGTTCATCCGCCAGTATTAGTATTTTCACACGAGTAAAATAATGGCAAAAACGACTCATGCCTACACAGTTCATTCGATTCATTTAACGGTGAACGATGCTGTACGAGTCACCGGGAACATTGCCGTCTTTTCCGTCATGTATACGGTTGCGGGCGCTCTCTTATCGTTTGTCCTGTACTACCTGTTTGACGAGTACAATGAGGAGAAGAAGGACTGGGAAACAAAGGGTCTTTCGTACCAGCTGTTTGATTTGGCGATGGAAGTGTCCCTCATTGGAATTACAGCCTTCTGGTTGGTCTATTTCATGAACATTTCTACTCCCATCATCCCTATTCGCAAAGGGCTGGAGGACTTTGTGGATTCCTATACTGCTGGACTCTTTTTCATGTTCGCCATCTTCATTTTCCTGGGCGACCTCACCAATAAGCTCAAGTATGTCTTTGAAACCTTTTTGGGTTCGCACTTTGATTCAGTGTTCCCCGATGAGGGATCGATCTTGGATGGCAGCTTGCGGTACAGCAACAAGCAAAAAGGAGGGAAGACAGTATAATGCCCAAGCCTGTTCCGGATTTGCGGACAGCCAATGTTCAATTGGATGTCTACAAATACACGAATATACAGGGGCTACAGGAACAGGCGCAGAAACATTGGGGTCTTCGCCGCCTCCAGCCTTTTTTTCCGTCGATCCAGAAACTGTTCAAGCTGGAGAATGTTCGTATGCCATACCATTACGGTGTGAAAACCCGCGAACCTATCCAGACGATTCACGGAGATTCGTCTGTGTACGTCGGTGGTGTCGAAAAGCCGGTTCATCTCAAGAAGACGATGCTTTATTCATCTTATCGCGTGATGCATGGCGAGTATGCTGGAACTGGACTTCCGAATAAGGAAGATATAACGAGCGAACCCCTGCGCATCCAGTCTCCGTACAATGCTGCGTATGTCGGATCTCTAGCCTCTATTGTTCTTTCAGAATCCGAGTGCCAGCATTTTCCAACTGTGTACGGAGCCTTTTCTGGAATTGCCGAGAAGCACGTTCTTGATATTTCGGATGATTACGAAGATCTGTGTGATCGCCCCTGGTTTTCACAGAATATTGGACACTTTTTTGATCTGCGTCTCAAGAAGCCGGATTCACACGACCAGCCCGTTCTGACACTTGCAGAACCGTCTGATGATATCGATCTGGGAGTTCAGGATCTTTCGGAAGCTCCTCAGCCAGTTGCCTACATTCCTCCTCCCAATTCGGTGTCTGATAACACAAATGAAGAAGGAGACGAAGAGGAGGAAGCTGATAGTACAGATGGATGCTCGACAGATTATGTGTTTAACATTCATTCGGCGTCGTCAGATTCAGAGTCAGACTATGATGGGGAGCATGAGGGCGATGGAGACGGGTTTTCGGAAGACGAGCAGGAGGAAGCATTTGCGCATGCGATTTTCAAGGATGCGCCTGTTCAGGTGACAGTCATGGAGAAGTGTGAGGGAACGTTCTATAAACTGTTCAAGGAGAACCATGAACTGCATAAACGGTGTGCGTGGCTTGCCCAGGTGATTTTTGCTCTGACCTATGCCCAACGCACATTTGGATTTGTTCATAATGATCTGCATGTCATGAATGTCATGTACGTTCCTACAGACAAGGAGTATTTTTACTACGGTGTCGGTGGAAAGATCTATCGTGTCCCAACATTTGGAAAGCTGATTAAGATTATTGATTTTGATCGTGCATCATTTTCAGTTAAGGTATCGAAAATGAAGGAGGCCAGATTTTTCATGTCCGATCAGTTTCATCAGGACGAGGAAGCGGGAGGACAGTACAATATTGCCCCATTCTACAATCCCAAGTACCCTGAACTCAAACCCAATCCGTCGTTTGATCTTGTACGTCTAGCCACCTCTATGTTCTGGGACTGTTTTCCGAAGGGACCGTGTGAGGAGTACGAGAGCAACCCTATTTACCGCATGTTCATCCAGTGGACAACTCTACCCGATGGAAAGTCTGTCCTCTTTCGCAATGTAGCAGGGGGAGATATGTCCGATCGGTACCATGGGTTCCACTTGTATAAGGCGATTGCGAGGTACTGCCGAGATACGGCGGTGCCTCGTAAACAGATCGAGAAGTTCGGTGGAGCCTATATTTTCACGGAAAAAGCTCCGCAGGGTGAAGTGCTCTTTATCGAGCCGTAAATTCGTCTCTGTAGATCATAAGCAACTCAGTCTACTATGTCCAGTACCATTTTAGGCATGAATACCAGTCAATTGAATACGTATAATGCAGTTCTTAACCAGTATTATCCAAACATCGCCCAGCCTCCACAACTTGGAAATGCCCTAGTGGTAGATGGAGTGAACGGAAACGATTCATCTGCATCTGTTGGGGGTCTGCCGTATAAGACAGTCGATGCTGCAATCTCTGTTGCAACTTCGGGAATGCACATTTGGGTTCTTCCTGGAATTTACAATCTACGGGCTGGAATCACGATTCCCACGGGAGTCTCTATTCGTGGATCAAGTCTCCAAACCTGCATTCTCCAGATGACCAACGTGATTGCGAACACGACACTAGTCACGATGGGAGAGTCAACTCGCTTAGAAGATTTGACGCTCAATCTTACATCTGGAGGACATTACACCCTCACAGGAATAGCACTTCCAGGAACAACTGCTCAGACATCCAAGGTTCGCACGTGTGTCTTAACTGTCCGTAATTCCACTGCTTCAACCGGTGGAACATCTGCCGTCACGGGTGTTCTTGCGTCAGGAACAGGTGCTTTGTCTCCATCATCCTTTTCCTTCAATTCTTTGAAGGGATCGACTATCAACGTGTATTCCAACGGCGGAGGGAATAAACGTGGAATTCTGGTTTCGTCGTCAAATACTTTAACTACGCGCGATTTGAACGTGTATGTTGCTGCCCCTACCGATTCAACATCAACGGGATCGTATGTCGGAATTGAGACCAACGATCCCGCATCAACTGGGTCTATCCAGTTACGAGCAACAACCATCGGAACATTTACCTCCTCCATCAGTGGAACAACTTCGGACATTTTACAGACGACCCCAGCAATC